AAGCGTTAGCATTTACGTTGCCACTTACACCTAAACTTGGTGCAACAATAGCACCAGTTGTAGTAGATGTAGATGTAGTTGTGCTATTAGATACAAGATTACCGCTTGTTTTGTTATATTGAATATAAGTTGCGCCACTAACAGCAGAAGAATCGTTAAATTGAACCATGCTATTGCCGCCGCCAGCAGTGACACTAATTGCAACCCAACTTAAATTGCCGTTACCATCTGTGCGTAACACATAACCAGAACTACCACCAGTAATATTCATACTAGTTACACTTGCACTTAGATTTCCATTGATTGTAAGTGTATTTGCAACAGTCAAATTACCGTAACTGCTTGGATTGCTACTTAAATCAAGCCATATTTTATTATTAGCGGCATCTTGAATATATTCATAAAGAATATCAGTGTTACCCTGATACCAAGTATCACCCAAATTAGGTGAAGCTGGCGCTGTATTACCAGTTCTAAAACGTGGAACAGCGGTAGAACCAAGATAAATGTTGCCACCAGGTAAAATTGTCAAATTACCGCCAACACTAACATTACCATTACCACCACTTGTTGTAGTAGATATACTTGTAAAAACACCACTATTTGGTGTATTTGCACCAATTGCACCAGTAAGGTAACCATTTAAATTTTGCAATGTAAGAGAAGAACTACTACCAGGATAAGCAGTTGTTTGTGTGCTACTATCTGGAAATAAAATCCAACTTCCATTACCACCAAGAGCAGTGTTATTAGTAAAAAACTGCCAAGTTTGTGGTGTTCCATATGGTGCTAATGCTGCACCAGAAATATTCAACACATTGTAATTGCCAGTGCTGCTATTTATTAATATACCATTTGCAGTTAGTGATGTAAATGCACCAGTATTTGCAGTATTAGCACCAATTGCACCAGTAATATAACCACCAACAATATTGCCATAAACAATGGCATTTCCCATTTTGACAGTATCATAAATTAGGTATGCGTTTGCAAGATCAACAGTAGCAGTTGGTTCTGTTCGGATATTACTGAAAAAATACCAAGAATTATCAAGGTGATTTCTTACTATACCAGTATGATTGTAACCCTGTATAGCATCGTATTTGTGGCTATAGATACCGATTTCATAATTATAATTAGAAATTCCGCTTGCATCAAGGTATACCATGGGAGTATTAACACTCAATGCTGTGTAACCAAGACTTGCTATATTGGCAACAATAAGGTTACCCGCAATATAGCTGTCACCACCTGCATAAAAACCACCAGTTATTTGTAATGCGCCTTGTCCACTACCATAAGAATTTGAACTATCTGTAACTGTTGCTGTTGTAAATATTGCAGTGTTTGCTGTGTTTGCGCCTATTGCACCAGTATGATAACCAATATGCTGACCGCCACTGCTCGTAGTAACACTAGTAGCAACAATAGTGTTTGGTGTATTCGCACCGATTGCACCAGTATGATAGCCAATATGCTGTCCACCACTGTTTGTTGTAAAACTTGCGGCAGTTATAGGGTTTGTAGTTACATTGCCATAATTAGTAACAACTTGCAGCGGAGCCGTAGTATCAATTAAGGTATAAAGATTACTAAATGTAATCGCAGTAGTTCCAATTTGAACATTAGGTTCTCCACCAGGAACATAATAAAATATATTACCACTTATTGCGCCTTGTTCTACGAAAGTTAGCGCACCACTACTAATTTGACGATAATCATTAAAATCACTGCTGCGTGTCCATGTGCCATTACTACCAGTTCCTAATGTAGTAACACGATAGATACCATTTTGTGAAGAATTTGTTTGATCTTTTACGAGAACACGATCATTGGCAACTAAACTAATACCGTCAAGCGTATTTGGCGCTCCACCAGAAAGTGTAACATTACTGGTTGTTGCTGCTTTAACGCTGTCTTTATAATCGGATACTGAACGTGTTAATGCCATTTTTATTCTCTAATATAGTATTTACCCTATTAGAGACGACCAACAACGACCTCTATAACGCCCACGCCATCACCAAAGTTTTCTAATGATTTGCCAATAACGCTACCTATTTTTGGATTACGTTCCATACGTGCAGTGCCGTCACCGTTACTAACCATCATTGCACCTTTTTCAACTGGTCCTGTAACTTTTGTTGGAACACGTCCAGTGAGTGCAACTGCTACAAAGTTTTCTTGTAAACCACTGTTCATAAGATAGGCAGGATTTGTTGAAACAACACCAGCCACATATTGACTGCCATTGATATTGCTTAAAGTCACTTCTGCTGTTCCGCCAAAATCAACAACTGTGCCTGGTTCATAATCAGCATCGCTTTTATATTTTTCTGCTACGTCAGCATATAGTGCAGTAGATGAGGTTCCAACAAATGAAACCCCATAAATTGTGCTCCAGTAAGAAGTATTAGAACCAAGAGTTGCCGAATTGTTAGCAGTTGGGTAGAAACTACCAGCAACTGCTACCTGATTACGTGAAGCATCATATGACATATATGATGGAGATAACGTTAAAGACATCGCAACTCCTTATGCTTGTGCTTCAGTCCAACTTAAACGTGCCTGAATTGTTCCAGTTGATGCACCAACGTTTGTCGCCACGATTGAAACAACGTCTGGACCGTCAGGATAAACTTGAATACCAGCAGTAGTTACACCACCACTCAAGATACTTGTACCCATATCACGAACAAGTACCAAGTCTTGTTGTGTAGCCGCCGCCGCACTTGTAGCAAAGTTGGTATAGAAACCAAAGATAGGTTCACCACTACTAATTGTCGTGCCACCATTGTGAATGATGTATTGTGCAAAACTACTACCACCAACAGATACCCAACTATCACTTGTATATGCAGTAGTGCCGTTAAGGAACAACTGAATCAAGAATGAACCGTTACTGAACAAGTCCATTTGACGTAGAACCATCTGCATACGGTTTACAATTTCACGTATACCTAGTTGGTTACCAGTAATACTGTTACTGACACTTGGTGCAAGTCGGAAACTCATAATAACGTTACGAGCACCTGCATTAATACTGATGTTGTTATTCATACCTTGAATAAACACGAATGATTTATCGTCATCGAAGCGACCATCCATGATAACACTTGTTCCCCAGTGACTGATAGTTGGTGCAAATGCAGGACTATGAGACTCAACTGCAATAGGTGCAGTTGCACTATAAGTCCAAGTTTGACCACTTGTCATACCCATTGGGTTGAATGTAATAGTTTGAGAACCACTTGAAATCGGATAGGAACTTAATGTAACACTCGTGTTAGCAACAAAACTTACAACATAAGTGAATTGCGGAATACCAATACCTGTTACATATTGTCCAATTTGAACACCGCTTGTGCTTACACCTGTAATAACATTACTTGTTGTCGAAAGTGTGAATGTAAGTGCGCCACCCGCTTGTGCACGTGTTACACCAGTTAGTGATGGACCAAAGTAAAGTGTTTGTGAACCACCAAATACAGCTGCTGCACTCAATGTAACGCTTGAGTTTGTAGCTACACTAACTACGAATGTTCCATTTGGAATACCCGTTCCAACTACATATTGTCCAGCTTGGACATTAGTTGTATTTGTCATACTAACAACAGCACTACCATAAGTCAATGTGCCAGTTTGTGTAGCTGCTTGTGATAAACCAGTATAATTGATGTATTCTTGTTGGCTTGCATTTCTAATAACAGCGGTGCCACTTGTTGGCCAACCACCCCAATCACTGATATAAATTACGTTATCGCCAGTTGCTGCACTTTGTGATAATATAGCACTTTTAGCGAATGTATTTACTTCATAACGACCTGGTAAGTTACCACTACGCATATATGCTTCGTAGTTATAGTTGCTATTGACAAGTTTATGGCAATAAATTATATTACCATCTGGTCCACGGAAACCCCAACGAATGAAACCTGCACCATACCAACTATAATCCATATAGAACATTTGCATCTTGGCAAGGTTTAAGTTAAATCCACTTGGGCCAGTTCCATCGCAACGATCAATATTCCATTGACTTTGTGGAATTTTCAAGTCAACTGTTTTACTTACGATAGCATTTGTTATATTTTGAGTTCCACGGAATGAAGGTGTAATAGTCAAACTTGTATCGCTTGCAATATTCAAAACACGATAAGTCATACCCTTAATAACAATGAAATCGTTTGGTTGTAGTTGCTTGCTAAAGATAGTGCTTACACCGTTTACTGTTTGACCAGTTACAGTATTAGCACCAGCATTTACGCTAACAAATCCACTGATTTGGAATGTGCTGCTACGACGAACTGCATATAGTGTTTGACCATCATATTCAAAGAAAATACCATTTTGACTGTCAAACATACCAGTGCGGACAGCGGCATTATACCAGTTTACAACACTTACGTAAGCAGGTCCACTTGCTGTTGTAGAAGTCACAGCATTAGTCAATGTGTATGTAAATGTATAAGTGTCTTTGACACCAGTAACTGTGTATGTGCCATTATATCCTTGTTCATAAGCATTACCTATGGTAACAACAACACCTGGATTTAGGTTATGTGCTTGTTTAGTAACAATAGTTGCTGTGCTACCTGCAGTTAATGCACTTGCTGTCAATGAATCAATAGTGAAGTTTGGTTTCATAATAGTGCCAGTGCTCATCTGGATACCCTTACCACTTTGGTAACGGAAATAACGACGAGTTTGACGAATATATTGTTCGTTATGACCTACTGCGTTAGTGCTAAACTGAACACCACCATCATATGCACGGTGAACTGTTAAACCTGGTGGGCGAGTAAACATATTAGCAGTTACGTTAACAACCGTATTACTAACAGACGCATTAGCAGGATTACTTAATGTAACGTTTGCATTAACTGATGTTGCAGTAATGTATGTTCCAAAAGGAATACCATTTTGTGGTTGAACATATTGACCAACAAAAGCATTTGCTGTATTGCTGCAAGTAGCAACAGAGCTATTTGCTGTAGTAGTGATTGTAAGATTATTACTTATGCTTATGTAACTACCAGGTGCACTTGCAACATAAGTTGTAAATGCAGTAGAATTAGGAACACCAAATACAGTTAAACTACCATTTGGCGGAGTAGTTGCATTAGCGCCCGTAAGAGCAACTTCGTTGCCCAAAGATAGACCATGAGGAACGGCAGTAGTTACAACCAAAAGATTGCTGTTTACTAATGCAATATTTGATAATTGTATTTGTGCGTTAGCAAATTGTTTACCATTATATATAACAGTAACACCATTATTGTTAATACTACCAGTTGTACCCGCATATGTAGTTTTGCATGTATAAGTAAAGTTTGTGCCAGCAGAAACTGAATCAACCACATAAAGACCATCAGCACCTGAAAAATTAGTATCCTGAATGAATACAACGCTACCTACTACTGGTGGTGTAGTAGTAGCAACTGTTATTGATCTACTTCCACTTGTAGCAGTAATATCAGTATATGGTTGTGTGCTGTTTGTATAATACGCAAACGGACGATTATTAATCATACCAAGTGATTCCCACTTTGTTGGCTGTGAACCATATTCAAAGTCGGTATCAATCAATGCTTGTGGTTGTGATGTTCTTAACTTATTAACAGGGTCATTTAATGTTTCACTTGGAGTAAATGACTGGTCAAATGTATCGTAAATAATCTGCAACTTATCAGTTGAAGTCATTGCCTGTGTGTTATAGTTAAGAGTAATTGTTGTATAGTTATTTTGACCAGAACTGTCAGAAGTTATTGTATAAGCCGTAGCTGTTAAACTGTTATCACTAAAGTTATAAATCACAGTATTGGTCGTTACGTTTGTGATTAAGATAAGACGCTCACGTGGAATAACTTTGTTAATCACAATAGTACGTGTGCTTGGCGTAAATGTATAATATTGGTCTGTAATAACGTTTCTTGACATTGTATGTCCTTATGTTTAAATGTATTTAGGTAGGTATGTTAAATTTATTATGATTTTGTTCATATTGTTTAGTCTGCACCAAGAACAATATCAACTGGTTTAAATGGATAAATTTTAGGTGGTTGACTATATGTTCCAGTAACTGTTCTTATCAAAACTTGACTTCCTCTTGGAAGAGGGTCAGCAAATTTAAGAAGTGGTCCAGATTGAACAGCACCATTTGGATAAAAATAGTTTACAACACTATAACCTTTGTTGGCAGTTAGCACAAAACTCTGCCATAGAACTTCAATATTATTTGCCCAAGCAGGTTGCAATGCGCCATTCACAGTAACAGATATGTTCCATGGACTTAAAACCGTGACAGTAGATTGATTATAAGTTAAATTGAAGGTATTTGTAAAAGTATCAACATAATTACTAATATCATCTAAATCATAGATTGTTGATACAACTGCTAAACCATTACCATAATAAAAATTATTTGCATAAATTGGACCGCTAAAAACTTCATTAGAAGAACTAGAACTTGTAATTGTTCCAGTAGTAGTAATATTACCCGTTGCGGCATCAATTGTTAGTGGTCCTACTTGAAGACCATTGTGTACCGTAAAAAAATTATTAGCCATAGTTCCATATCTCCCCGTTGGCTATTATAATGGCATGTAAATTTGTTGAACTTTAGCATAACTTGACACGCCAGCGTTAGCATAAAGTCTTGCGGTTGTGCCGCTTACGTTTGCATAGAAATTTCCTATACTTGTTCCATTTGCACTTACAACACCATATGTTTGAATACTTGCATTACTATTGCCGCAAACAAGAACCACTTCTGCCATTGTAAAGTTCCAATTAGTATAATCACTAAGAGTAACAACATATTTTGCACCACGATAAGTGTTTGTTGAGAAACTATCAATTATAGTTGGAACACCAGCACTTAGGCTTGTATTTGCACTTAGAGTGCTTATACCACCATTAAAGAAATTACCAGAATTATTAGCCAAATATCTTGGTGTATTAATAGCAGATGTATAAACACCACCAGAATTAGCAACAACAGTGTTGGCACCAGTTGAATCAGTAATACCCGTCACACTTGATGTTGTAACAAGCGCACGAGCATCTATGATATCAGTGTTTAATGGTGCTTCTGTAAATGTAAGAGTTGTTCCACTAACGGTATAAGCAGTTGTTGGAAGTTGAATAACACCGTTGATTGAAATAATAGTTCCGTTAGTAGTGCTTGCTTGACTTAATGTAAAATTAGTTTGACTACCATCACCAACAAACTGATCCGCTGTTATTACAGTAAATGAAGTTCCAGTTCCACTCCAAGTGGTACCAGTATAAAATTCTAATTGATTATTGTTTGTGTTGAAACGCATCATACCTTGTTGTGGGTTTGAAGGTCTAGCACTCTGCGCACCAGTTGGTATTATCATGGCATCTGTGCCATTTACTTGTAGACTTACATTTCCAACAATCTGATCTGGTGATATTTTAATACCAACTTGACCAGTTGCACCATTTGTTACAAGAAGATTTTGATAACCCGCAGCACTGTTTCCATGAACAACAAGGTTTGCGACGATTTGATTAGCGTTGATAGTTAGATTACTATTAAGTTGTGTATATAAATTAAGATTACCAACATTTGCGTATGGATAAATGTTACTTGCATAAATTGTTGGAACATTCTTTGCAGTGGTGCCATTTATATTACCACCAACATTTAAATCACCAGAAATACCAACACCACCACGAACTTGCATTGCACCAGTTCCAGTGTTTGTGCTTGCAGTTGTGCTACTAATAACAAAACTATTTGTGTTTGCTCTCATTCGGGCAAATTCATTCGCAGCAGCAATACCACCAAGTGAGAATATTATATCGTTTGCAGTGGTTGTAGAAATTACAAGGTTACCACCGCCCGTAGTTGTATTACCAGCAACATATAGATATCCGTCATTTGCTTTTTGCAAACCATATGCAGCATTTACATAACCACTGCTATTGATACCCATATCAATATAAGTGTCAACATCTGTTCCATTATCAGCAGTAACAACAATATCACCACTTGCTTGTGCGCCACTATTGCTATTCTCTAAATTTACTTGAGCATAGTTGTTAGTATTACCACTAAATTGAACTACTACGTTAGACAGTGGCGTATAACCAGTTTGACCAGCATAAAGTGCATTCATACCAGTAACGGCGGCACCATAGAATATACCACCTTGTGTATAAACATTTGCAGTTATAGCGTTGATATTACCAGTTACAATTAAGTTACCAGCAATATAAGCATTACCATTACCACCAGTTGTTGTTGTTAAAAGACTAGTAAATACAGCACTATTTGGAACGTTAGCACCTATTGCACCATTTAAGTAACCAATAACTTGGCCCGCACTGTTTAAGTTTCCAACAGAAGCATTACCTGTTACTGTTAAACTATTCAATGTGCCAAGTGAAGTAATGTTTGGTTGACTAGAACTAACACTAGCGATAGTTCCTTCAAGAATTGTATTTGTATTACCAATCTGACCAGCACTTACAGCATTTACACTTATGTTACCAGTAAGTGTCATACTTGCCCCACTAATCGTAGCGCCAGCATTACCTATAGTTCCTGCATTTAAAGTAGGAGCAGCAACAGTTCCCTGTGATGTGATAGTGCTACTTGTTGTAAGAGTAGTAAATGCACCAGTTGATGCGGTTCCATTACCGATTGGAGTATTTTGAATTGCAGCAGCATAAATGTTACCACCAACACCCATACCACCATAAATTACAGCAGCACCTGTTGTAGTAGATGTTGATGTATTACCACTATACGCAATAACATTGCCAAGTTTTAATGTATCATAAATTATACTTGCGTTTGCAAGATCAACAGTAGCAGTTGGTTCTGTACGAATATTGCTAAACAAATACCAGGCATTATCAAGATGGTTTCTTACAAGACCAGTATGGTTATAACCTACCGCCGCATCATATTTGTGACTATAAAAACCTAATTCATAGTTATAAGTTGAAATACTACCTACTGATAGGTACAGCAGCGGAGCATTAGCGATAAGTTCATTATATCCAATAGATGTAAGATTACCTGCTATTGACAAGTTGCCGTTAATATAAGAATCACCACCAGCATAGAAACCACCAGTAATTTGTAGTGCGCCCTGACCAGCGCCATAAGAGTTTGCACTACTAGAAAGTGACAAAGTAGAAGCAGTAATTGCACCATTATAAGTTGGCAAATAAGCCGCAACATTACTATTACTATAAGTTCCCGTAATAGTTGTAGCAAGCGGAGCATTATTGTTATACCAAAGATAAGAATTGGCATATGAGTTATTATTTGCAACCAAATAACCACTAATAATATAACCAGTGTTAGTTCCTGTGATATTACCACCGCTACCAGTTGTTGTGATACTTGTAAAATTACCTGTATTTGCAGTATTAGCACCGATAGCACCAGTTAGATAACCAGTTACTTGACCACCACTGCTTGTAGTTACACTTGTGGCAACTATGGTATTTGGTGCATTAGCGCCAATTGCACCATTTAGATAACCAATTACTTGACCGCCTCCAGTAATTGTTCCTTGCGCTGTTAGTGAACCAGTAGCAGTAACAGTGGTAAATGCACCGCTATTGGCAGTGTTTGCACCAATAGCACCATTTAAATAACCAACTAATTGACCACCACCGCTAGTTGTAAAACTTGCTGCTTGACTCGTGCCAGTTAAAGTAGAACTTGCACCACTAAATGTGGCACCTGTATTACCAATTGTGCTTGCATTGATTGTTGCAGCATTGAGTGTTCCATTGACATTTGCCGTAGTAAACGTTGCGCTATTAGCAGCATTAGCGCCCACTATACCGTTAAAATATCCAATAACTTGTCCAGCACCAGTGATAGTACCAGTTGCAGAGATAGTTGTAAAAGCACCAGTATTTGCTGTGTTTGCACCAATTGCACCAGTATGATAACCAGATAATTGTCCGCCACTACTTGTAGTAACGCTTGTAAATACACCAGTATTTGGCGTAGTAGCACCGATTGTTGTATTATTAATTGTTCCACCAGTAATAGCAACATTACTTGCAACAATATTTGTTATTGTGCTTGTTCCAATCGTAGCATTTGTTGCTGCTAGTCCGTAGACTTGTAAATTAGCATAACCACTATTGTTAATTTGTCCAAAAGTAGTAGCACTTGTGCTTTGCGTTGTATATTGTAGTTGGAACTGTTGTGCATTTTCTTCCCAAATAAATGCAACATTAGTTGAACTACCACGACCCATAATTATACCAAGATCATAACTTGGTGCGCCAGTAGCATTACGATTAATGCTAAACATTGGGTCTGCAATAACAAGATTTGTAGTATCAATTGTAGTAGTATTTCCACTGATTGTAAGATTACCAATGGTCATATTACCCGTATAGGTAAAATTATCACTTAGTAGACCGCCACTAATAGATTTTGTAACAACTTTTGCATCAGCGTAGATATCACTGTTGTAAACTTGGTTATTGCGTATACGTGTAAGGGACGGTGGTAGGGCCATTAAAAAAACTCCGCATCTATATTTATAGGAGATTTTGGATTTTAAATGTCAGTATTTGCCAAGAACCAACGAGGAGTTAATTCCACCAAATGCAAAATTGCTTGTTAAAGCATAATCTATATTCATATCACGACCAACATTTGGAATTACATCCATATCACATTCTGGGTCTGCGGTTGTATAGTTTATAGTAGGTGGTGCAAAATTATTTTGCATAGCTTTGATTGTGATAATTGTTTCAACTGCACCAGTTGCAGCTATCATATGTCCATGAATAGGTTTTGTAGATGATATTGGTAGTGAATCGGCATGTGAACCAAATACTTTACGCAAACCAGATATTTCGTTTTTATCATTAAGTTCAGTGCCAGTCCCATGTGCATTTACATAATCAATGTCAACAAAACTTAAACCAGAATCCTCAACTGCGCATTGCATTGATTTAACCAATCCTATTTTATCAGGTTGTAGTAAATGAAAAGCATCATTTGTATTTGAGTGTCCAAGAATACGTCCGTGTGGTTTTACACCTCGTGCTATCACATCTTCTTCTTTTTCAATTACTAAAATGCCAGCACCTTCGCCAAGAACTACACCATCTCTATCAGCAGTAAATGGTCTACTACCAGTTAAAGATAATGCATTCATATATTCCCATGCTCGCATAACATATGGTTGAATAGTTGCCTCTGTTCCACCAACGATTGCACGATCAATTATACCTGCACGTATAAGTTGAAATGCTAAACCAATTGCTTGATTGCCAGCGGCACAACCTGAACCAATTGGATAACTTGGACCATAGATTTTATTTTCAATACAAATGTAACTTATAGCTGCATTTGTCATTGCTTTTGGAACAGTAAAAATATCTTTTTTGTTAGATTTTTCTACTAATCTGGTTATTATATTGCATATTGATTCTGCACCAGGTAAACCATTGCCGATTACTATTCCTGTTCTGCTATCACTTAACTGTTCTTGTGTAATTTTACTTTCCGCAATTGCCTCACGTGCAGCTATCGCCGCATAAGCAGCAAATAAATCTATACGAGTTTGTCTTGAAAAATGTTCAAGATGATTGAAATTTTTAATTTTTGCAGCAATGTTTACTTTATTTCCAACATCATAATCATGTTGAAACTCATGTATTCCACTTGTGTTTGTTAGTATTGCATTCCATAGCGCATCAACCCCAACGCCACATGCGGTTATACAACCCATGCCACTAACAACAATATTTGATTTCATAGAGATATTTAAGAATTACTGTTTTGAAATAAAAACTTTTTCAATCCAAAATTCAGCAATAGCAGCATCTACAGCGGGTGTTGCATCAGCTTCTCTGTAAACACAAGCAATTGGTTCAAGTGCCTTGTGTATTTGACCATTTATTTCTAAATCAACATTGGAAAAATAATATCTGCCTGTTTTTAAACGAAGTGGTTGTCCACTTGGTATACGCCAAACTTTATCTCGCACTGCATCGTTTAAAGCATTGTTAATCATTTCTCTTTGAGTAGCAGGATGTATGCAATAAAAACTTGTATTATCTTCAGTTGCAGTAGATACACAACTATCAATGTTAAATGTTCCACTTGGAGTTATGATTACACCATAACGTAATCGTGAAATGTAAGGAGATTCTGGTAGTTCTGTGCCTACGTTTTCTCCATTAAGATAACCGTCGATTGTAAGCCAACCACTTGCAAGAACATGACGTGAAATAAATTCTTCTTTAGATATACCAACATATGTAAAATCTTGTGTGATTGAATCACCTGCTTGTGTCATGGTAACTTTGGCAAGTTGCATAGGAAAATTAGCAATATGTATTGTATTTCCTGTAATAACACTCATAGAATTGTGATGCCTGTCATATTTCCAACATCACCATTGGGAGATGTATAGGTTGTCACATTTATTAAATTTGCAATTGGAAAATTATAAACTTTACCAATTTCAGCTTTAGCTGCAGCTACCACTTCTTCATTTTTTTTGCTTTGTTCTTTAAGATATTTTTGATGTGCAATTACTGCACCTTGTCTTGCAATTTGTGCGAGCGCATCGCTTAAATCATTTGGGTTATAATTATGAATATCAAAACTATAACGTTCACTTTCATCAACGCTCATATCACTTGCATCAGTTGTAAAACTTACAATCAAGCTATGATTTTCTTCATTATATTCATGAACTTTTACAGTTAGTGTATCCATTTTAATTCCTTAAGAATAATTTCCAAGCAATGTTCCTGTAACTAAAAACGTTGCATAGGATTTATTTGTAATATATTTACCAGCAGCACCGCCTGCTCTACCGTTTCCACTGGTTGCACCATCTTGACCAGGATTACCACCATTAGCTCCGCCGCCGCCACCTGCAGTTCGTGTTCCGCCGCTTCCGCCATTAGCACCACCACTGCCAGGATCATAACCAGCACCACCACCGCCGCCAGTTCCATTGAAACTACCGCCGCCACCAAGACAGCTACCATAAGTTGAACCGCCATCAGTTGCACCGCCACCACCACCAGCACCAGCAATAGTACCATTATTTGTAATGTTTACTGCATATTGTAATAGCATTGCATTACCGCCTGGTGCGCCACTGCCACCTGCACCGCCATTACCATCACCACCGTTGCCACCTGTTCCAATAATAACGCCATTGTTTATTAAGTTGATAACATCACCAGTTGCAAACCCAGTTATGGTCATTGCATAAGAACCAGTGGAACTACTACCTACATAAATTCCACTGTTTATTGTAAGATTTACAGTGGTAAAACCAGATACATAGCCAGGCACAGCCGCTGGATTAAGTGTATAATTTTTAGTATCAGATGAAATTGTAAGATTTACAGTAGGTTTATTTTGTGTTCCACGAAATTCACTAAAGTTTAAATCTGTAATATCAAAAGTACCAACAGTTAGTGTTGATGGTTTATAATATTGAACGCCACGATAAGCTGATATAGCATTACCTAACTGAAATTCAGCGTTAATATTTGCATTTAGTGCAACTTTACCAGTTAAAGAAATTGTCATTTTAAGTCCAAGTAATCTTTATTCCACCAGGTCCGCCAGAGGTTGCTCCGCCTATTCCAGCTGCACCGAGTGTATATGCTATCAAAGTATTGTATGGTATTTGACCAGGTCCATATGTAATCTTAACATACCCACCTGTTCCTCCGCTGCCACCAGTAGCACTACCATATGAACTACTTGCAGAAGCACCGCCCCCACCATATCCTACATTGGCATTGGTTGCGCTATTATTTTGTGCAGTAGAACCGTTTACACCATTATTACCATTCAAATTTACAAATGTAACAGGGTTTGCAATACTAGGACTAGGATTTGCATTTATTGTTCCGCCACTTCCGCCGCCACCGTTTGACATTTTAATTCCTTTAAAATATTTACTAAAAAGTTGGACTAGCCGTAACAGAAACAGGGTTTGGAGAGGCGGGACCGACAAATCCAGATACTGTTAAACCACTTTCTGAACCAGCACCGTAAGTAAGACCAGTACTTGCAGAGCGCAACTCTGTAACAACAGGGTCTCTTCCGCCACCATGTGGTGTATCTACTGCCAACGGAGGAGGAGGAACAGGAATACTACCAGCACCACCGCCAGCACCACCACCAGCAGTTACACCCAATACACTACTATCTCCACCTTTACTACCACCACCGCCGTTACCACTGCCACCACTTCCGCCACCACCCCATATTTCTATAGTAATGGTATTACGGTATAATGGTGAATTAGTAGTTCCGCTACCAGCAGTATTTGCAAAATATGCACCAGCACTTGCGGGATCAGTTGACCGTTTGCCATAGAAGTCGCTTATTTTAATGGTGCTACCACCAAATAAACCAGTTGTAAGATTACCATCATAATACCATCGCACGCCATGATACTGGGTAAGGTCTGTTCCTAAACCAAACTCTGTATTAATTGTAGCTAAATCAAGAGGACCGCTAAAAGGTAAGGCACCGCCTGGCACGCCTGGTGTTGACATAATTAACTACCTCGTGCTTTTAATGCCTCTACTTCTGCACTTAATTCTTTAATTGCTTCAATTAAAAGAGGAACAAGTTTGTCATACTGAACAGTTAGATAGTTTTCACCGCTCTTGCTACTTCCATCTTCTGCAATATCAAATGGTGCAGCCTTAATAACTTGTGGAGCAACTAATGAAACTTCTTGTGCCAATACACCAATATGCTCATTATTGTCACCTACACCCATTGTAAATGCGAGTTCATTTGGTCGGTAAGTAACACCACGAATTGCTTTAACTTTATCAAGTGCATTTGGTATTTTAACAATATCTGTTTTTAGTCGTTGGTCAGAATAGTATGCCACGATATCTTGTGTAGCAAGCATACCACCAGTTACGCTTAAATTAGAATTATCAAACGTAACTTTGCTATTAGCTGCAAGATTAGAAGCACTTGTGTAAATTGCAAGCTGACCAGCAGTTCCGCCACCAGTTACAGGAGTTGGAATTGTATACCAAGTTAAGTTACTACTACCATCAGTAATAAGAGCTTGTCCGCTGCTACCACCACTAATTTGAACGTTGCCAACGTTACCCATTATAACTTTATATGTGCTTGTTGGATTAAATGTAACTGTTCCACCAGTGAAACCTGCGGCTCCACTAACTTGCAGTGCGGTAAGTGTTCCAATAGTTGTAATATTTGTTTGTGTTGCTGTGCTTATTGTTCCAGTTAGAGTAGCACCAATATTACCGATAGTGCCTGCATTTACATAATTTGCGTATACGTTACCATTGTTACTATTACCGTTGGCAATTAAGTTACCAACATAAACGTTACCAGTAAATGCATTGTTTGGTCCACCAACAACTACGTTGCCACCAATACCTACACCACCAACAACTTGGAAAGCACCACTTGTTGTATTATAAGCTGCACCAGTGCCATATATGATACTTGTTTCATTGCTTGTTGTAACGTCAAGATTACCAAGAACAAATAGGTTACCATTGACTTGAACGTCAGCATTGGCAAGAATATCAAGTGCATCAACTACACTACCGCTGCCGTTACGTGTTCTTAAACGAATAATACCATTATTGAGAGTATTATCCATACGAAGTTCATTACTATAAACTGTAAATGCACCTTGTCCAGTGGTTCCAATGTTGATACCACTATTATTTGTTACACTTAAAATACCAACTGTGCCAGTATTTTGGTCATTACGCATAAACGAACTACCACTAACACCGTTGAGTGCGGCACTATCACTGGCTTGTCCAACAAATTTATTGTTACTTACAAAGGCGGTCGATGCAATATTAAAACCAGGTGAAATAGTGCTAAAACCGCTGATTGTGACCGAAGGCGTAAATGTTGCGTCTTTACTTAAAATAGCATAACGAACATTGTTAATTTTCATGCTAATAACATCATGGCTACCAGCAAGTGTGTCAACTATACTTTCACTGACAACTTGACCAGCACCACCAAGTGGACCAATTGTAACCCAACCTGTTCCATTATAAACATTAAGTTGTTGGTTAGCACTATCAAACCATAAATCACCAGCAACGCTACTAGTTGGAGCTACAGAACTATTGGTTGCACTTGCAATATTCTTAAAAATTACGCCATTATATACTTGCAATGCACCTTTTGTTGTGTTGTACCAAATTTGCCCAACAGTCGGGTTGCTTGGTTGACTACCACTTGCAAAGTTTTGCAACATGTAAAGGAAGTTTTGGTCAAGATACTGACCATAATTAGGGTAATTTTTACCCACAAGTGAGAGACTTGTGCTGTTATCTACTGTTCCATCTGCGATAACTATGCTATTTGCACCATTTGCATAGGTAATGGTATATGACATAAATTAGACTCCGTTAGGAATATTTATGCAAGTATAGGTTAGATATTAAACAGGTATGTAAGTTGGAATAACTTTGATATTATTTCCACTTGTTGTGGTAGTTGCCCACAGTTTTGCTAGACCACCACTAACATTTGCAGTTAAAGTTACAATGCTCGAACCAATGATTCCGTTAGCAGTTACTATAATATTTGCCGTTGAACCATTTTGCGTTACAAGTGCTTCAAGACTTTGATAATATCCACTACCAGTATTGCTTGCACTTACAATATATTTTGCCGTTCTATAAAGACTTGTGCGAAAACTATCAATTGCCAGTGTAGTGCTACTAACAGTTGTAGCAGTAACATTTGCTACAATAGCATTGCTGACTTGTAGAGTATTATAAACATTTGTATTTGCTGCATCAACAGAAAATACATTTAATCCATTTATTAAGACTTCGATAGTTGGTGAACCATTTGTTGTAGTCGCCAAAAGTTCTGCATTACCGTTCTTAATAGCTGCTACTTGTGTAATTGCAGTAACACTTCTAGCTTCGAGTACATCGGTTGATAAAGGTGCTTCAACCATTGTTAAAACGTTACCACTAACGTTATAACTCATAGATGGAATTTGTATAACACCATTGATGCTTACTAATGTACCCTGTGTAGTATTATTTTGACTTAAACTAAATTGTGTTTGGCTTCCATTTCCAGTGAAAACATCACTAGTAATAAGACCAGCACCTGCACCAGTTTCAACAGCAGTCCATTGAGTGCCATTATAAACTTCCAAATAACCAAGGTCAGTATTCCAACGCATCATACCAGCTATTGAGAAAGTTGGATAGTTAAAAGAATTTCCAACTGGCATTAAAACTGCGGTATTGCTATTGACAGCGACAATACCTTGATAAGATGGATCAAGATTGATATTTGGATCGTATGTTGTTGAAAAGATATTATTTGTAATTAAATTAGCATTAAGATTATATGCGCTAATATTACCACCATAAACTGGAAGATAGGCCGCAACTTGTGCATTTCCATAAAGGTTAACACCAGTCAGTGTATATCCATTTCCAAAATGATAATTTGCTGTTACGTTTCCAAGTGTAGACAAGTTACCTGCAGAAAGATTGCCAGTTACACTTGCATTTCCATTTGCTTGAAAATTATTAGCATATAAATTACCATTATGAACAGCGACATTGTTAAACGTTACAGGAGTTACAAACGTAGATATACCAGTTTGACCTGTATATCTTGCTCCACTTACATAAACACTTTTACCACTAAAACTTATAGGAGTTAGGTTTGCATAAGTGGGTAAGTTATTACCCATAAAATTAAGCACACCACTACTGTAATCAAAAAACCATTCATCTTGGTTGCCACTACCATCCGCAAAAACTTGCGTACCACTTGTTTGTGCATTATACCAACCAGTATTAGCAATATAAACTTTTACTTGATAAGTTGATCCAAAACTTGCATCAATCCAGTTTGTTAAACCAGTAAGCCATGTTCTGTTTGTTTGTGCAGTTCCATCGTTAGTTGCTTGCACAGTAGTATTTGCAGTGTCATTATAAACTGTAATGATGCTTGTATTTGCAGCAGGAATTGCTGATGGAATACTACTGCTTTGTTGCCAAATAGAATCAGCACGTAGAACAAGAGGACTTGCAATACTTTCATTACTAGCACTTTTAGCATTGGCATAATCAGTTTTAGCAACGCCAAACCCAACTTTTTTCCAAAGATAATCTGTTTTTTGTAAGTCTGTAATAGCCATTAGTGTGACGCTGCTCCTATACTAAGAACAGTAACGCTTTGACCACTTGTTAGTTTGATACGAACATAAATTTCATTACCAGTACTATTTGTGCTGCTTTCAGTTCCAAATGTAGCAGTAACTGCTTTGTTACTTTGTAAACTGTTAAGCGGAGCATTTCCACCTAAAGCAGCACCGTTACTACCATTACCTCCAGCACCTGTATTTGCACCAGGTTTACCACTGCCTGCGTATGCAGTTGATAAATCAAACCATCCATTAAGTGTGCTTGTTGCATCAAGAGTAGAACCTGGCAATGCTACCCATAAACCAGCAATTGTTCCGCTGAAAACAATATCAAACTTACTAACAGCGGATTTACTAAATTTAAATGTAAAATATTGGTTTGAACCTTGTCCACTTAAATTAGGACCAACTGGTTGATATCCAGTGCTATAATTTGTTTGATCAAATTTAAGAACAGCAGCAACAACAGTTGCATCATATGTATAAAATGGTCCAGTTTGACTATTAAATGCACTTTCACTACCATTATAACCAGGTGTATCGGTGCTACCAGGATTAGCAATACGAAATGTGCTTGGCGTTCCAGTAAGGTTATTTGTTATATTTGTTTCTTCTATTTGTGTAGTAGTTCCAGTTTTATAAAGAACCGTCACGCTAGGTGAAAAAGATTGCGCCGCACTACTATAACTGTTAAACACAGTCATACTTGGTGCGCCACTACTGCTACCAAAACCAGCAGCGCCAGCAGCCGTAGTTGTAAAATATGCACTGCCACTACTTACATAAGCATTACGAGTAAGAGGAGTCGTAACACCAGCTTGTGTATAAGTTACGCTACTTGGGGTAGATATTGCGCCACCAGCACTACCTGTAATAAATGTATCACTAGTATAATAGGTATCACCACTTAATTTTGCAACGTTTCCAACCAAACGCCACACTGAACTACTGTTAAGATGAGGAACAGTTGAACTAAATGTTGCACTATTTGTTGTTAGTGCAATACTGCTGTTACTCCAAGTTGGTGCGCCTACGTTATTATTGTCATAATACCAAGTTACAGCATTAGTATTTGCACCAGCACTATCGGTTAAGTAAACCTGATTCCAACCAGCGGCGGCGTTAGAACCACTACCTTGCGCACTGAAACTGCTCCAGAATCCACCACTACCACCACTTAGAACACTATAATCTTGGTTTAATGTAATAATAAGTTGTCCATATGTTCCATTATTGTTATTACCAGGTGCCATAGTGCGATAACCTGTAGCCACACCATTTACGATAACTTGAACGTTTCCACTATCACCTGGTCCTTGGCGTGATAAGGTATTAGTTGTCATTGTTGCAGCACGAATACCGCTAGTTACGCTTGTGCCAGCAGCAACACTTAGATTACCCCAACCGCTATTATCAGTTTGAGTAAAGTTAGTCATACGACCAATAGTAGACAAGCCACTTAAACTTAAAGAATTGCTATTTGGAAAATTACCAGGTGCTGGCGGCACAAGTTTACCTAAAACTTGGTTAAGTTGTGCAATGCCATTTGTAACAGTTGTTGTAGTAGTAAGAGTTACTGCATTAGAAACCAACTGACCAGTGCTATTTGATCCTAAAATAATTGAATTACCAATTACTGTTGCAGAAATAGTGTCTACATATGATTTAGTAACCGCATCGTTACTATAAACTGGAGTAGCTAGATTACCAATACGTTGATTGCTTGCATCAATATTACCTGCATAACTGTAAAGAAAAAGATTACCAGTTGTAGCAGCAACAGTATTACCACTTATAAAAACATTGCCTAAAGTAGTTGTGCCGTTTACGGAAAAAGTATTGCCTGGTGTATTGTTAAGAATACCAACACGACGATTATTGGTATCATAATACATCAAATTGCCATCGATAATCAAATCTACGTTGAAACGTAGAAGATTATCTTTGAGCATACTTCCACCGATTTTACCGATTACAGCCATTTATGATACCTTATTAGATATTTAGGTATATTTTAATTGGCGTCAGTTGAATTAAACTTGTGGAAAACAACAACACTATAGGTTGCAGGCGGTGGATTAGCAAAGGTAATTACTGCACCAGCAAGTGTAAATGCATCGCCAGGATTTTGCGCAACGTTACCAACAAATACAAGGATACTATTTTGATCTGGTGGAGTATAGCTTAAAGTGAACGATGTAGTAACGCCATCACCAGTAAATAAATCTTTCTGAATTGTAACATTACCGAGAATTGCAATACTTTGCCAACTATTATAATAAATTTCAAAACGTTGCAAATCAGTGTTATAACGGATTTGTCCGTTGACTGGATTTAATGGACGATCAGATGTTGCACCCAATGGTAATTGGATTGCAGCACTGCCATCTAATTTAGGATTTTTAAGCAGTCTAGCCATTATAGTGTAAAATATCCTACTGTTGAAGTGATGCTTGTTGCCGCATTTGCGTTTGCATAAATTGCATCGCCATTACTTAAAACAATCTTTTCAGTGCTTACTACAAGTGTATCACTGCTTGTGATTGCATAATTTTGATAAACAACTGTGCTATTGCCAGCACTGCCACCGCTTGGAACAAGATATAGGTTTACTGTTTTTGTGCTGCCGCTTGTATTGCAAAAATAAAGTAGGCTAACAACATTGGTGCCACTGCTTGTATAAATTGCACTAGCTGTTGTTCCTAAAACTGAATTTGTAATTGCCATCTTAAGTTCCTTAAATTATCAAATAAAAACCTATGGTTCTGGTTTTACCAATAAGTTCATTACCACTATTACTATTTACCACATACAAACCAGTGCCGCCACCGCCCACTGTGTTAGAAAATAACAATGTGCTATTACTTACTATTGCTGGCGTAAGATTTTTAAAATTAAACTTAAGACTTTGGCTTAACGAAATCACACCAGCACCATTGCCATATAGTCTCAAATCTTGATTACTTCCACTGGTTGTAATTTTTGCATTTGCAATTTGTGTTCCATAAACATTAAGATTTGTATTATCGAAGGTAAAATTAGCATTACCCAATAATAATCCAGCACCTTGATTATATTGCACAGATGCATTCGGACCCACCGCAGTAGCACCAGCACTCGAATTACTAAAGTATCCTAAAGTTACAACATCATTGTTTGCTACTGGATTTGCGGCTTGAATACGCTGTAATCCCGAAATATTACCAGTAAATGATGAATATAATTCATTATAAATCCAAAAAGCATTAGGTGATATACCACGGTCAATAAGAATACCAGCGTTTCCACCCGTAATACCAGCACCAGTTTCAGCAGTATTAACTGTAATGTAGTTGTTACCGACAGATGTAATAGAAGCATTAAAATAAGCAATATTTCCAATTACAGCAATATTGCCATTTATAGTAATATTGTTAGCATAAATGTCCCATGGACCGTATAAACCATTTGCGCCTGTGACAACTTTTACACCAGCCATTCATTTATCCAAAAATTAGTGACAGTGCAACTGCCCTTGTTTTAGCAAGTAATTCATCATTTGTGGCATTGTTTACAAAAAAAAGTCCACTATTTCCAACACCCGCAGTATTAGCATACAAGAAAGCAGTGCTTGCTTGATTTGTTGGTGTTGTTTGATAACTCATTTTAAGAACATCATCTATTGTTACATAACCAGTAGCACCATTGGCACTTAATACAAGGTCTTGATTTGTTCCACTTGTAGTAACATTACCATTGCCGATAATAGTGTTATAAACTTTAAGGTTACCATTATTAAAGGTAAAATACTGACTGCCACTTAATAAATTTGCAGTATTAAATTGAACTTCAGTTACGTTACCACCAGCAGTTCCACCTACGTTAGCAAGATAGCCTTTTGTTATTACATCGCTTGGATTTATTGGAGTTGCTGCGCTTATTCTTGCTAAGGCACCGCTTATAGTTCCACGGAACGAAGTAGTTGGTTCATCCCAGATCCAATAAGCATTTGGTAAACTACCACGATCAATAATAATACCGCTGTTACCATTTGTAACACCAGCACCAATTTCATTACCATTTATAATAATGTAAGCATTAGCAACATTAACATTACTGGTGTTGATAGAAGAAGTATTACCCAATACAGTCAAGTTACCGTGAATGGTCACAACATTACTATAAACGTCCCATGGACCTAATAAACCATTTGCACCAGTTATACGTTTTATGCTTGCCATTTACGAAAATCCTACCAAATATTTATGCGAAGGTGTTTTTATAAAAAAATAGCAGCCCGAAGGCTGCTATTGTATTTGTTATTTTGAATATTATTAAGCGCCTGGCAGACGAGCAG